GACCCTGAACAGACTTACCTTGATTCGTTACCCTATTTAGAGAAATGGTTAACAGCGAAAGCAACATCTATACCGGGTAACAATAAACCCGACCCGGGAGGCGATTAACAGCCTATGGATTTAAGTGGCAGTTTGCCACTTGAAATATCGGAGATAGAGAAATCTCCTAAATAAAACACAAAAACAGAGAGAACTGTAAACTCAAAATTCAAATGTGCGGAGATGCACTTAAAAAAGCGCAGGAGGTAATTTTATGAATCTTAAAGAATTATTAGGAGATGCTTACAAGGAAAACATGACAATTGACGAAGTTAATGAGGCACTAGCAAACATCACAGCACCTAAAACAGTATCCAAAGAACAGTGGGATAAAACTGCTTCAGAACTTGCATCATCTAAGAAACTAGTAAGAGAATTACAAGAAAAATTAAGAGAATTAGAGGAAAGTTCTATGACAGCAGAAGAAAAGTTAAAAGCAGAAACAGAAAGAACACAGGAACTACAAAGAGCACTCTCCCAAAAGCTTTCAGCATTGAAAGCAAAAGAAATATTTGTAACAGCAGGACTATCTGAAAAAGACTACTCACCTTTATTAGACGTAGTAGTTTCAGATAGCGAAGAAACCACCGTCAATAGGGCCGAAGCAATGATAAAGGTTATAAACGCTCAAAAGGCAGCAACGGAGGCAGCAGTTAAGGCTGAATTAATGAAAAATACACCTGCCCCCGCACCTGGCATTGTTGATGATGGGAAAATCACAAGAGAACAATTTGCAAAAATGACCTTAATCGAGAAACAAAAGTTTGCAAAGGAAAACCCAGAGCTATATAAACAATTTTATAAGGAGGAATAAACAATGAGTCTTAATCACAACCATGTAATTTATGACAATTTTGTACTAGAGAATGAGATAGAAGATCAATATAATTCTCATCTTGACCTAGTACGCTTTTGTACCGTAGACAATTCGCTAGTAGGTGTGGCAGGAGATAAAAAAATTATCCATGTATATAGTGCGAGTAACGGTACACAGAAACTCGCAATGGGAGAAGGAAACAGTAGAAATATTGAAGTTTCCTATGCTCCTGAGGAATACGTCATTGGACTTGCCCAAAACAGGTTTCCATACTATGACGAGGAAGTAATGAAAGACCCCATGGTAGTTCAAGTTGGTCTAAAACATATGGCAACCGACATGTTTAATACTGTCCAAGGTGAGATTTTCTCTGAATTTAATAAAGCTACACTAAAAATCCATACTGGTGGAACTAACCAAGCTATTAACTTTGGACACTTTGCTGACGCAGTCGCTCTACTTAATCTTGAAAACATCGAAGATGTGGAGATTTTCGCATTTGTGAATCCTACCGAGATGGCGAATCTTCGCAAGACTTTGAAGGACGACTTGCAGTACGTTGAAGCGTTCGTTCGCTCTGGTTATGTTGGTACAGTGGCTGGAGTGAACATCTACACTAAGAAGAATGCCAATACTGGTGAAATCGTAGTCGGTATGAGAGACGCAGTTACTCTATTTAACAAGAAGGGCGTAGAAGTCGAGCAAGAACGTAACGCTAATGTCCGTTTGAACGAAATTTACTCTCGCAAGTATTATCTGGCAGCTTTAACCGACGCTACAAAAGCAGTCAAGATCATTCGAGATGCGCCTTCTCTAATTAGTGCTGAAATAGACGGTACCCCAACAGTAGGAGAGGAATCTTCTCTAAATATTGAACTTGACGGAGTTCCTGTCGGAGATGTTACCTACACTTACAAATGGCAGAAAGCCGATTCAGAAGATGGCACCTACAGCGACATTTCTGGTGCAACCAACGCTACTTATGAACCACAATCGGCAGATGCAGGTAAGTGGATCCGTTGCAAAGTTAAAGCTACTGCAAATGCCAAGGGTGAAATCACTACTGCTCCCAAGAAGGTAGTGTCAGGTAGCTAACAAGGGTGGGCATGAGTATTAAGCCGTCAAGATTGTTCGCGGTGAGGAGCCAGTCGAAGGTTAGGAAAGGGGGTGGGTGAGTGGACAAGCTATCTACGTTGAAAGTGTTACTGGGTGTGACCGACACAAGTGAGGATCAGTTGCTACTCACCTTCCTTTCGTTAGCTGAGGAGAAGATCCTCGAAAGGCTATACCCCTATGATAAGGAGAAAAACGAGCTACCTCAAAGATACAATGGTAAACAATTGGAAATAGCAGCTTATCTTTATAACAAGCAAGGTGCGGAGGGGCAAACAGCTCATAGTGAG